AACACATGCAGAATGGGCTGAGAAGAATAATTTTTTATGGTATAGTGAAGACACACTACCAGAGGAATGGAAATAATTGATCAATCTTAATACAAGGAACAATAATGAAAAATAAAATACAAGACAATAAAGTTAATATAGAAATGAAAAAGAAGAAGCCACATCAAGCATATCCCAGAATACGAGCAATAAAAAAAACAGATAAACTAAGGGCTATTATAATTGATGACGAGATACATATAGCTGGTGGTCCTGCATATACAAGTGTAGATGAAATACCTTTTTTATATAATGAGTATCATAAGTTTTTAGAAGATCAAGAGGTTATTGACTTGTTTGTTGAGCAAGGATATGAATTAAAAGAATGTAGGTCTTGCCCTAAGTCTTTACCTGCTCACAATATATACTTTAGACTAAGGAAGGATAGCGGTAAGTTAGAAAATCAATGTAGATGTTGTAAGGTGAGAGTAACACGGGCTATACATAGAAAAAAGAGAGTGGCTATAAGTGTTATAGGAAGTGAAGAATTTATACATTATAGCTTTCAGAGGCTTAGAAGGAATCATATCAGTCCTAAGAACGGCGGAGTTAGTTTTCCTATAGAAACTTTTATGTCAGAAGAACATTTCAGAAAAATAGTTGCAGATGCTTATGACCCAGAAACAAATACTTTTAAATGTGCATATACAGGTGTTGAATTAGTATGTGCTGATGTAGGAAAGTGGACAAAAAACAGCCCTTCTTTTGATAGGAAAGATAATAGTAAAGGATATGAAGAAGGAAATGTTGTTCTTGTTTCACTTGATGCAAATGCCAAAAAGGGTGATTCAACTGAAGCTGAACAGAAAAACTTATCACAAGGTATAACTAAACAAGGGAGCGATAATGAGCAAGAGAATAATTAAATATAAATACTTAGAAGACGAGATACTAGAGAAAGTAAAAGATCATATTGATGGAACATATAAGCAACACTATGCTCAAGGAAAGTATCAAGCAACAGATGTAATTATAGATGGAGGACATGGAGAAAGTTTTTGTATAGGTAACATAGTAAAGTATGCTATGAGGTATGGTAAAAAGAATGGTAAGAACAGAGATGACTTGCTAAAAATAATACACTATGCTATCATTGCAATATGCGTAGAGATAAAAGAAACTGACCCATTAGAAATAGACCCAATTAAATTTCCAAGAAGGAGTGATTAGTGAAAAGTTTAGTAGAAATATTAAATAAGATAAAATTTCGTAAATCTATAAACAGAGTAAGACATAGCTTTTCTAAAGGTGGAACTGTAGATATACTTCCTACATCCCTTAGAAAATGTTCAGAGTGTGGTGAGCATTATAATTTTCGTCTTTATCACATGATAGATCAGATAACTGGTCGTTATGATACTTTTGAAAATAATCAAAAAGAAAAAGGCTACTGTGACCCTTGTGGAAAAATAACAAAAGCAATACCTGTAGATGCACAAGATTTAATTTAGGAGAAATTAGTGACAACAAAATTACCAACACAATACCAAGAGTTTATTCATCTCAGTAGATATGCTAGATGGAATGAAGATAAACAAAGAAGAGAGACTTGG